CCTCTGGGCATTGGCATCACTAACCTAGCATACTGGCACGCCAAACGTGGTCTAAAGTATGGTGAGAAGGACGCACTACAAGATGTTAAGAGCTGGATGGAACATCAAGCATACTACCTAACTGAAGCTACTGTAGAGCTAGCCAAGGAACGAGGTGCTTGCCTACATAGTGACAAGACACGTTATGGACAAGGTACATTTCCGTGGGAACTACGTGCCAAAGGTGCTAATGATCTTGCTGACTTTACACCAGAACTTGATTGGGAAACACTACGCACTAACATGAAGCAGTACGGTGTACGCAATGCTACACTAATGGCCGTGGCTCCTGTTGAAAGCTCAAGTGTTGTTATTAACAGCACCAACGGTATTGAAATGCCAATGAGTTTAATTAGTACTAAGGAAAGCAAAGCTGGTTCATTTACGCAAGTGGTTCCAGAGTATCATAAGCTAAAGAACAAATATCAAATGATGTGGGATCAAAAAGATTGTGATGGCTATATAAAAACTGCGGCTGTAATTGCAGCCTATGTTGATCAATCGATTAGCACAAATACTTTTTACAATCCAGCGCACTTTGCAGATCGTAAAGTACCAACTACATTGATTGCTAAAAACTTAATGCTTGCTCACTATTGGGGATTAAAAACATTCTATTATAGTTTGATTAACAAAGCAGGCAGTAAAATGGCCGCTGAGCCAACGCCGACTGAACAAGCGCAGAATGGGTACAACGGCTTCCATCATGTAGAAATAGAATTGGAAGATGACTGCGAGGCCTGTAAACTATAATGCTAGAAACTATATGTGAAGTATTAGAAGATGCTTACAAGCGTAATTGGATTACCAGCCGTGATGGTAATGTAAGCATACGACATCACGATCGTGATCATTTTTATATCACACCGAGTGGTGTACGTAAACAAACACTACAGCCTGATCAGTTCAAAAAAATTAAAATTTGGAGAACTATTAATAGTGGTGTAGGCACAGGTGCTTTTAATTATAATTATGAAGAATTAGAGTACACTGACATAAGTAAGAATCTAAAGCCCAGCGGCGAGATCCCCCTACATTTTGGCTTACAGAAAGAAATGGGACAGCATCACGGTGAAGTGCGTGTAGTTGTTCATGTTCATCCTACTTATTGTATTGCCGCTATGCATGCCGGTATTGATCTTAGCACTATTAGTGATGCATTTCCAGAACTAAATCGATATACTCGAGTAGCACCTAATGTGGGAGACGTTGCTCCAATTAGTCAAGAGCTTGCTGATCGTTGCCACGAGAATTTAAAATTAGATAAAAACGGTAATATTTCCTATGATATTGTAGGTATCAAAGGACATGGAGTAGTTGCCATCGACACTAGCCCGTGGCGAGCATACGAACACATAGAAAGATTAGAACATATATGCAAGATAGTACTTGCATCGGGAAAATATTAAATGAGTAAAGCACAGTATAATTTAAACACAAAGACAGACTATTTACATCGCAAGATGTTTTTGGATCCAGCAGGCCCAGTTACTATTCAAAGATTTGAAGAAGTAAAATATAATAAGATTGCAGACTTCGAAAAAACTGCACGAGGTTTCTTCTGGGTACCAGAAGAGATTAGTCTAGCAAAAGACGCAAATGATTTTAAGGATGCATCAGATGCTGTTAAACATATCTTCACTAGTAACTTGCTTAGGCAAACTGCTCTTGACAGTTTGCAAGGCCGCGGCCCAAGTCAAATCTTTACTCCGGTCGTAAGTCTTCCAGAGCTAGAAGCATTAGTCTATAACTGGACATTCTTTGAAACCAATATTCACAGTCGTAGTTACAGTCACATCATTCGTAATATCTACAATGTGCCAAAAGATGTATTCAATACTATCCATGACACTAAAGAAATAGTCGACATGGCATCCAGCGTCGGCGACTATTATGAAGCATTGCATCGTATCAACATGCAAGCTGAACTAGGTACAGACGTCACCGAAAGAGATCATATCAAAGCAATTTGGATGGCGCTACACGCAAGTTATGCATTAGAGGCATTCCGCTTTATGGTCAGCTTTGCTACAAGCCTGGCAATGGTAGAGAACAAGATCTTTATTGGCAATGGCAACATTATCAGTTTGATCCTACAGGACGAATTGCTACACAAAGGATGGACTGCTTTCTTAATCAATCAAGTGATCAAGGAAGATAGTCGCTTTGCTGAAATAAAAGGCGAGTGTGAGCAGAAAGTGTATCAACTATATATGGATGTTATACGTGAGGAAAAAGATTGGGCAGACTATTTGTTTAATAAAGGTCCAGTTATTGGATTAAATGCTAACATTCTTAAAGACTTTGTAGACTATACAGCAGTAGGTGCTCTTAAGGATATTGGTATCAAATATAATGCCACCGCTCCTAAGTCAACTCCAATCCCTTGGTTTAATAAACATACAGATACAAGCAAAAAACAAACAGCACTACAAGAAAACGAATCAACTAATTATGTCATTGGCGTGATGTCCGATGCGATTGATTATGCTGAGTTGCCTGCGCTATAATAGGTTACTATGATTACAATATATTCAAAAAACAACTGTCCATTTTGCGACAGAGCAAAAGCACTACTAGAAAGCAAACAAGTTCCATTTGAAGTTATCAAAATGGAAGAGCACACTGGAGCACGTGAATTCTTGATGGAGCAAGGATTGCGTAGTGTCCCGCAGATTTTTAAAGACGGCATTTTGTTACCCGGCGGCTATCAAGGCCTAGCTGGAAAAGACGAAGAATTTTTTAACACACTCAAAGGATAATATGTTAATTTCAAAAGGTTTCTCCGAAGGAGAAGTAGTTACACTCAAACTAACAAGCGGCGAAGAAATTGTTGCTAAACTAGTGGAAGACGGCCCACTACATTATAAGCTAAAAAATCCTCAGGTAATCGGTATGGGCCCAAAAGGTCCAGGATTGATGCCATATTTGTTTACAGTTAACCCTGATACCGAGGTTAAACTACAAAAATCAACAGTTACAGTTGCAGAGGCGACAGACGTATCTTTTGCCAAACAGTTCATAGAGTCTACTACCGGTATTAAACTAGCATAAATACCATACTGGGAGACTTATTATGCCATTTGTTGTAAATTCTGTATTCACTGGTGCAGGGTCAGGTACCTGGACTTATACTGATGACGTCGGTGCTCAAGTCGCACTGCTTACAGCCGCGGTTAATGCACAGACTACCGCTATAAATGGACAGCTAATAGCTCTTAACACTCAATTATCAAATTTAAATTTTAGTCCAAATGCCAGCGAGATTCCTGGAACACCTGCCGCCTCTCTGCAGGTCATCGCTGGCGCACTAAATGATCTTGCTAACATAATGGCCAGTACAATGGACAGTGCTTCAGAACAAACTGCCGGACTTAGAGTTATTGCAACAGCATTAGCCGGAATCAATTCTCAAGCGGCGGCAAGTGTAACAACCCAACAATTAGCATTTGCTGATCAAATGCAAAACAATGAATTCCAACAAGCAACAACCAATGCCGCCCTAGAAAGATCAGATTTGCCACCCACGGTTGTTCCTGATACTAGTTTTACAGATAAAATTAATAAAGCAATCGACAATGCAGGCATAGTCAAAGCTCAAACAACCGCGGTTGGATTTGTTGAAACTCAAATCGGTGATGCAGTCCGCTGGACCACTATTACATTATCTGGGTGGATTGCCGAAAGTTATATTGGTCAATCAGCCGCAACTGCCTACACATCAGTGAAAGAATGGTTAGGTCTCACCAAACCAGAAGAGCTTACTAAAAAGAAAGTTGCTGAAGGTAAAGCTATTACAAGATCGACTAAGATCTTAGGATCATAATTATGCCTGGAATGGCTCGAGTTGGGATTGACAGTTCTAGTAACCAAATGTTAATTTCTGGTTCCGGAACTGTCTTTATTAATAATCAAAATGCCGCCACAGCAGGCGCGACTATTAATGCCGCAGGTTCCGGAGTTGTTGCAGGGTCAACTACTGTGTTTATCGAACACAAAGGCATAGCTCGCGAAGGCGACATCATGGCCGACGGTCAAACTATCACTACATCCGGTCCAGATTGTTTTTGCTCATAATAGTTGCTTTTCAACCACGAATAGCAGTATCATTAGCTTGTCGACATAACTATTAGACAAGGAGAATTATTATGGCAACAAACAAATACGCAGAATTCACAGCAATCGTGGAAGCAATGGAAGCAGACTTCGAAAAGTTTTACGATAAAGAAGTTGGTGCCGCTGGTACACGAGTTCGTAAGCACTGTCAAGATCTAGCTAGGTTGTGCAAAGAAACACGCAACGATGTTACCGCAGTAAAGAACGCCCGCAAAGAAGTAAAATAAGTCAACTAAATACTAGTCTAAGGCGTTATATTAGTATAGCCCGGAGACTATTATGAAACAGTTATTATTAGCACTCTCAATGTTAGCAGTCGTTGGAACAGCTAACGCACAATGGCATCATCACGGTGGGTACTATCGTGGTGGTTACAATAACAATTGGGTTGCACCAGCGATTATTGGAGGGGTAATTGGATACGAATTAAATCGCCCACGTTACTATGAACCTCCGGTAGTTGTACAGCAACCTGTTATTATACAGCAACAACCTGTGTATTCAGTAACTCCGCAACCAAATTGCACAGTATGGACAGAAACACAACACGCAGATGGTACAATAACACGTACTAGAACCTGTACACAATAATGGCATATTCAGATAAAGT